AGAACTTTCTGTAACTGGTATCGTTAAAGCAACATCGTTAGCATTTACAGTTATTCCTGTACCAGCACCAACATCTAAATTTGCAACTCCAGAAGTTGCCCCTCCAGTTAATCCATCTCCAGCTGTAACTTCAGTTATATCTCCAGCACTTATCTCGCTGAACAAAGCATATCTTTCAAAAGTTCCAGCGTGTCTAATTGTCAATCTGTTAGTTCCAGAATCTATGTAGATATCTCCGTTAGCTAAATTTGTACTTGGTACAGCACCAGAATCAATATTCAATTCTGCATCTGTACTGGTAGCTAAACTTGTCTTTCCAGAAACTGAATTAGTTGCTGCTACATCAAAGAAGCCTGCACTATTTATATCACTAAAATTTTGATTAACTTCAGCAGCTAATGCTTTAGTCCCAGCTACAAAAGTATTCGTTGGGCTGTATGCCATAGTTTCTCACCTCAGAGTTTATAATTGTTGAATCTTCCAAGTTATCGTTAAAGTCAAACTTGCTGTCTTATTAATTGCTGGGAATGTTACCCTGCTCAATAAGTGTCCTGTGTTTGCTCCTGCACCGGCAGTTCCTTCTGTCGCAGAACTTCCAAATAATCCAGCTTCAGTCAAAGCACCAGATGTTAATTCTCCAGGACCTATTTCCATAACATATTGAATCGTATCATCGGTTGTGGTTGTCGTCACAGCAGTGAACGAATTAATCGCTTCTCTGAAAACCTCTGTCCCTAGCTGGTTATCCCCAGCAGCGGGTGCTCCAGCTCCTGTTCCAACAGCCATAAAGTCTGGCTTGACACTTGAATCTAAAGCTCCTAAGAGAAATGTCATCAATTGTTTTCCAGTTGTTGTAATCAGATTCTCAATATTTAATTCTTCAATAACTTTCCCATTAGAATCTTTTAATGCAAAATTTACTGTTCCTCTCAATTGTATCTTATCGTTAGCTTCCATTTTTATTCCTCACCCCAATTCTCATAGGTTTGGACTATTCTTAAGTCCTCTTTCTTGTATGTTCTCATATTGACAGGGCAAGTGAATGATTCTCTATTGTCCCAATCATCTTTCATTAATCTAAACGCACAAAAGAAATCGTCGTCTGGTACTTCTACTAAAATTGACTTAAGTATGTCTGTTGTCTGTACTGGCCCTAACTTTTTTTCTTCTGGAGCTTTTTCAGCTTTATCTTTTTTAACCATCTTTATTGCACCTCACGTGTTATTTTAATTCCAATTCGGAGAATCCCAGTCACCTTCTTGACCAGCTCCATCCCAAATCATATTGAACGCAAAATCAATGTCCTCTAAATTGGACATATTATCTGTTAGTGTATCGGTAACTCCGAATGTAACATCTTCTGAATGGGCAAATTCTTCATCACCAGACCATTCTTGGAAGTCCCAATTACCACTATCCCATATAAGATTATTAGGTATATTTAAAAATATCTGTTGTGTAACGTCTTCTGCGTGTGAAATCGATTCTAAAGGCACTTCTAAGCCTACTCCAAAAGTAACAATATCTAAAGGCGTATTAGAATCTGTCAGAGTTAAATCTACTGTAAATGTTAAATCGTCGGCAGCTTGAGTGTTCGTATCATTTATTTCTAATCCTACTCCAAAGCTTACATCTTCTGCTCCCAATGTTGTTGTATCTGAAAGATCTAAACCAACACCAAAGGTAACAATATCTGTTGGTAAGTTGGTATCCGTCAGTCCTAATTGTACTGCAAATGTTAAAACATCAGGGCCTTGTGACATAATATCAACTGGCTGGAAGTTCAGTCCAATAACAACTACTTCTCCACCTAACGTTGTTGTTTCTGTAATAGGGAGAGCAACTCCTATAGAGAATATATCTACTGCCTTAAATATTTCAGATGTCCAGTTATTCTCATCCCAGTTGTTTACATCCCAGATTAAATCTCCAACTCCACCAATGTCTAGACTAACTCCAAATGTAAGAGCATCTGCTTGAGCTTGGGTTTCTGTAATTAATTGTCCTACTCCAAAGTCAACTACCTCTGCGTGTGGCAATAAATCAAGAATCTCAGGAATTATTCCTATCGTAATAACTGTAGTCAAAAATATTCCAGCTGCTTTAACATTATCAAGTAATGCAAAATACGCTGCTTCTTCTCCTTGGATTTTTGTAACCCACTCTGAATTTGAAATCGTTACATCTGCTTTTGCCCAGCTCGTCCCTGGTGTATCAGTTACAATAGCTATTGCATCATCAAATTCTTGGAATATAGAATTCTCAATAGCATTTTGAGTTCCTCCACCAGCAAACGTAGCTCTGAAAGATTTTATTCTTCCTCTAAATGCAACATCAGTTTCATTTATTTTTCTGGTCAATAAAAAGAACTTACCAAGTGAATCAAGAAACGTGCTCGTTGAGGTATTAACAAAGACCTCTTTTCTCATCTCTGCTATTTCTATAGCATTCAAATTAAATTCTTCTGCAAATGCTCTTAGAATCTCAAAAGTATTGCTTCCAGGAGAACTTCTTCCAGTTTTATTCCACCAATGCGGTAGAGTATCTAGCATAAAATTAAGAATTGCGTCCTGGTCTCCTTCAAAAGCCCAATCAGCACTGTCCCAATCACTTGAATCCCATATTAAATCAACCATTTTCTATATCCCAATCTTCTATATCCTCTTCTTTTTCCCTGTCTTTTCTATAACAGGACTTACATCCTTCTAGTAAGCCACCACATTTCTTGCATCCCATTACAATGATGTAACTGTAATTGTTCCTGGTCTTGCAACTTCAGCAATTGCTATTACTACATCTGCTGCCGGTAAAGTAAGAACAGTATTTTCTATACCATCAACATTCTGAATAATCGCTATTAAATCTGCTAGGAAAACATCCTGACCAACTTCAATGGTGTTCAAAAATTCTTCAATTGCACTTTCTACATTAGGTTTAACACCAGCAAAAGTAAATCCATTTTCTGTATCAGCCAAGATTTCTGTGGTAACATCTACTGAGATAATTGTTGGCTCAAAGAAATCAACTACAATTCCAGCAGCTTTTGTATCGTCTATCGCAGTTGTAACATTAGCTGAAACAGTTGCTGATAACGGAGTCGTAGTTCCACTTACAAACATTTCTACGTGTCCTAAGAAATCAAAATCATAGGTCACAAAAAATATCGTAGCGTTATCTGGTTTGGTTCCTAACGCCTGGAATTTTATTGTACTATCTTCTAAAACATAATCTACTCCATTCACTAGAATCGTTGCTGGTGTCGCACTGACAGTCGCACTAACAACTAAGGTAACATTATCAACAGCTACTTCAAACGCTAATCCATAATCATCAGTTCCTGTTGCAAATAAGATCGGTTCTAAACTAGCAGACTTTCTTGGTAAATCATCAACACTTACAGATGTGATACCTTCAACTGCTAGAACTGATTGTTGTAAAGCTATTACTGTAGCTTTGGCCTGTACCTGTGTTGCCAATTGAATTCTAGCTCTGAAGTCATCGTCAGTTTCTTCATCCGTTCCTCCAAGTAAGGCATCAAAATTATTTACACTGTCTATATTCGCAATAATACTAACCTTAAAGATTATCTTATTCGAGCCTACGTTGAACTGGTCTCCTATGAATTCTGCCGTACAAGAAACTTCTTTGCTTAATGGCTTATAATCAGTTAGGATATCGGTATCATCGTCTGGTTTTGTTCCTGTTCCTGGGTCTTTGAATCTGATAATGTCTCCAGTGAAATCCTCTGTGTCTGCAAATATCCAGTAATCCATATTCATATCTCCAGAAGTAATCGTATCACCTGTCAAATTTGTAACAATAGCTATTCTCAGGAAATTTATTGCAGTCCCACTTGGTGTTCCTGTTCTAATTACAGTAGAATCACCAGTATTGAACTTAAGCTGATTAAATCCAACAGCTAATTTTGAACTGGAAAAATCTAAAGAGAAACTATTTGCATCACTTCCTCCAGAACCAAACAATAATGTAATCTTATTTATCTTAGCTAATGTAAAACTATCTTTGATTCTTAACCATATTACTAAATCTTTTCCATCTCCATCAACAACACCAATTAATGTTTTCTCATATGTAGCTGTGTTCGAAGCTGTTCCTCCTTTTCCTAACTTAAGGGAAGCTACTCCTTCTCTTTTCTCAACAATATCTATAGCAATAGCCGTAGCATCAGCACTTATACCCCAACCAGTTATAACATCGTTAGCATCAGCAACAACTATTGAATCTGTATCAACAATCAAAACATCATCAACATTCTTTACTATATCAAAATCTGTGGCCTCAACAAAAGTAAATGGAGCAGCACTTGCAGTCCCAGTAAGGTCATCAACTGTAGAAATAAACCTTTCAACTAATCTATAATCAAAGATACCATCTTTAAACTTTTGTGTTTCGTCAACAATCTCAGCATCAAAAACTGTATCAGCATCTACAGTAAATCTAAGCTGTTCTTCACCAGTATTTGGTTGAGTAGAAACTACTGCCGCAGCCGGAATTGTGAAATCTACAGTTGCCGCTTGTGCTCTGGAGAATGTTATAATTCCAGCAGCTTGAGTTCCAACTTTTCTTGTAACTCCAACTAATGCACCTAGATTATCTAAATCATCTCCACCAGATGTTTCAATTCTTGTCCCTTCAAATACATTATTTAACTCGTCATAGAGAACTTCTAATTCGCTTGCATTTGCTTCAACCAAGGTTCTCAATACAGAACCGGGATTTAAATCAGTAATTTCTGCTACATTCTGAACTATAGTAAATAAAATTCCAGCTATTATTTCCTCAATCGGTCTTATAGTGAATACCATATCTTCTCACCTCATCATTATACATTCCAAGAGCCATTCTAGCTTGATAAAACATTGTTGCCATAGTCATAGGCATCTTATATTCATTACTCAGTTTCGTAATTTTTTCTAAATCTGCTGAATTAATTTGGACCTCCAACAAGTGTTCCTTCGAAAAATAATCTGAACACTAAATTAAGAGATTCTAGCTCTAATATAGGTGTTACAGATACTTCGACGTCAATCTCGGTTCTTAAATCATTATCTCTAAAAAATACATTGATATCATCAATTGTTTCTATTCTTGGTTCTTGTAATAACGCTGCTCGTACGTGGGATCTAACTATCAAAAGTGTATCGTCTGTTGGATTTGTTCCCAATACCTCGTGTAATTGACTTCCATAATCCGGATGCAAGGTGATTTCTCCTAGAGATGTTCTTAATCTATTTATCATAGCTTGTCTTAAATTCTTATCGAACTTAATTAACTGAAAGTCATCGGAACGGCCAATCTTTACATCATCAATCTTATCTAAAGAAATATCTCTACCTAAATGTTCTCTTGGGTCTAAATCTGCTTGTGCTTGGGTTACCATATCACATCATCTAGTTCTTAACTATTTAAAAATACCTAACTTACTGTTACGAAATCATTACTCCCGACACCATCTATTGATGTACTTTCAGCTCCGGAATCTCCTAATAAAGACATAAGCGTTCCAGCTATAGTTACAAAAGACTGTGATGCACTCGGTGAAAAACTGTGACTTAACAGATTCGGTGGAATACAAGGCGGATTGTTGTGAACTGGGATTTCCATCGTTCCATTCGTAACCATAATCAAAACTCCTCCTATTGTAACAAAAGTATTGCTCCCTACTGTTAGCGTTCCACCAACTGGGCCAGCACATACAGTACCGGAATGAATACTCGTTCCATTACTTACAACAACTAATGTCATTAATCCTCTGGTATATCAAAACATTTTCCACAAACTGCTCGTGCTAAAGCTCCCATTCCTTTCTTGAAT